ATAAAGTCATTTCAAGATAAATCAAGAATTTATTTCATTGAAAAATATTTGAGCACTTTCAATGCCACTAAAGGAAAGAAAACGCAATTTCATTGCTTTCCAAGGCAGAAAGTGTTCTTACAAACATTGGCAAAAGTAAGAAATATTGTTTCTATTAAACCACGTCAGTGTGGTATAACAACGCTTACCAGTGCGTGGGCTACAGCTCAATGTGTTTTTGCTTCAGAAGATGCTCCTGAAACAATTCTTTGCGTTGGTAACAAACTTGACCTTGCCAATCAGTTAATCACTAAAATGAGGGACTTTTTAACACAAGTTCCTCGTTGGTATTGGGGTGATGATTATTATTCACCTGACCCTAAATCTGATAAAAACACAAAATCTATATTCGTTAAAGATAGTAAATCAGAACTTGAATTATTTAATGGGTGTCATATAATTGCTCGTTCTTCAGGTGAAAATGCAGCCCGTGGTATTTCTGCCGTATCTATATTGATACTTGATGAGGCAGGGTTTATTGAAAATGGTAAAGCTGTATATGCTACTTGTGCTGCGTGTATGGCATCTAACCCTAATTCAAAGACTGTAATGGTATCAACACCTAATGGTCACGATGAACTTTATTATAACACATATAAACAAGCTTTAGCTCACGAAAACAACTTTACTGCTGTACAGTTTAGATGGTATCAAGACCCTCGTTATAACAAAAATCTTAAATGGTTTAAGAAAAACGAAGAAACGGGCGAATTAAAGTGGTTTGTTGAAGATTTAGTTGATGAAGAAGGTTCTGTAAAATATGATGAAGCACATTGGGAAGAAATGATTCAAAAAGGTTGGACACCACGTTCACCTTGGTATGAAGAAATGTGTAAATCATTTAACAACGATTCAATGAAAATTGCTCAGGAGTTGGATGTATCATTCCAAGGTTCTGCCAATAACGTTGTTGCGCCTGAATTTATTGAACAGCAAAACACCCTTAATGTTCGTGAACCGTTGGAAGATTTTAAAGACCCTATGAATGAAGATACTTGGTTTTGGAAAAAGCCTATTGATGGGCATAGGTATATAATTGGAGCGGACCCCTCCAGGGGCGTGTCAGCCGATAGGACTGCTATAGAAATAATTGATATGGATGGTAGGGACGAAAATGGTATGCCAATCATAGAACAAGTTGGTGAATATGTAGGCAAAAAATTAGGTGATGATATTGGTGGTATGGTTTATCAATATGCTAAACTTTATAATGAAGCCTATGTTGTGGTCGATTGTACAGGTGGCCAAGGTGATGCATTAATTCTTACGATGATTCAGTTAGGATATAAGAACTTTTATTATGAAGATGCCAATCAGAAAACTTATACTGTACAAAATCAAACAAATAAACCAATGAATTTTTCTGATAGATTACCTGGTTTCCATTTTCAAGGAAATAGATATCCTGTACTTGCAAGTTTTGCAGGCATGGTACGTTCAAATGAGTTTAAAATACGCTCTAATAGGGTTACTAATGAATTGGATACATGGATTTTTGAAGGCGAAACAGGTAGAATGAATCACCAAGATGGGGCACATGATGATACTATTTGCTCTTTAGCAATGGCTTTATTTGTCATGAAGTATACTTACAATAGGCTTGAAGAAGCTAAGCATAAAGACCAATCAATTCTTAATGCTTATATGATGGGTGGGGCTATGAATATGAATAAGCCAAGGACTTCAGAAGGAAGACCTATTACACCTAACAATGGTTTACCATTTTACAATGAAAGAACCATAAAAAGAACTAATAATGGCTTGAATAACATGGGAAGTTATTTATGGTTGTTCGCAGGATATAAATAATGAATAAGGTGGTGACGTTATATATCATCACCTTATTTTTTACAATTTAATAAAGTTCAATAGGTCATTTATATCTAATATAGTATTTTTGGAATTATATAAGAATTTAAATAGTTTGTATTTTGGATTTGTATAGTACAACAATCTAACTCCATTTTCAAGGCATTTTTTTTGCTTTAACCCATCTAACTTTAAACGTTTAACAAATCCTTCTACACCTCCAAAGTGGTCAACGGATTTAAAGTGCTGCTCTCCTTGGCATTCTATAGCTATATTATATTTTGGCAAATAAAAATCTAACGATTGAGGTTTTAACCAATCAAACTTTTTTTGGTATACATACTCTATTGATAATTCCTGTAGTTTATCTTTAATTTCTCTTTCAAGTGTACTCTCATTGCATAAAGGGCATCCATGCCCTCTAAGATGCTCTGATGGAAGTTGATAGAATTCACCATGCTTTGGGCATAAAATTGCAACATTATCTTTATAGCTTTTATATTTAACATTCCTATAATCGTATTTATTGCCATGGACTTCTTTTGCCTTTTTAATAAATTCTTCTGTGGTTAATTTTTTAGTACCACCACATTTATCACACCCACATCCAACCATGTGGTCATAAGGGCGCTGATAAAATTCACCGTGTTTTGGGCATATTATTTTAATTTTTGAATTTTCGCTTACATATTTAGTTTTTGAATAATCATATTTATTGCCGTGTATAGCTTTAGATTTTTCTATGAATTCTTCTGTTGATAAATGTTTTGTACCATTACAATACGGACACCCGCATCCATTAAGGTGCGAATTCGGCTTTTGCAAAAAGCTATTACCACATTTTTTGCAAGTTATAATTACTTTAGTTCTTGCATTTACATAATTGACTTTATCATAATCATATGCATCGCCATGCTTTTCTTTAGCCTTTTTAATAAATTCTTCAGTTGAAGAACTTTTTAAAGCATCTGCACATTTCTTGCACCCATAGCCCTGTAAATGAGAATTTGGTAAAACATAAAATTCTCCGTGTTCTGGACATATTATACATACCTTAGTCCTTGCATTGATATAATTAGTTTTTGAGTAGTTATACTTGTTCGAATGAATTATATTAGACCTTTTTATAAATTCTTCAGTTGTTAATCTTTTAACCATAGCGTAAATATATATAAAATATATTAAAATACATAATAAAGATATTTATTTAAATGAAAATATTTATATAATTTAATTATTAATATTAAAAAATGGCAAGAAATCATACTATATTCCAAAATCTTGATAAAGCTTTTAGTGGTAATTGGAATGTTGAAGCATCTGCACCGCATATTAACTCATATGATATGTCAACTGCTGATAAAGGAATTCTATATAGAACTACTAATAAGGCTGATTATGAAGAAAAGAAACTTGAATTACAGCAAAATAGTTATCTTAAAAAAAGATGGATTAAGGCTAATGTAGACCTGTCAGTAACAGCATATTCAGGACTCAATAATGTAAAACTAATGTATCGTGATTGCGACCTTATGGACTCCTTTCCTGAAATTGGTGCTGCATTAGATATTGTGTCTGAAGAATCTACATGTTTAGATGCTAAAGGTCAAATTGTAACTGTATCATCTAAATCTGACAGAATCAAATCAATTCTTGAAGATTTGTTTGTGAATAGGTTAAATTTACAGGTAACCGCACCTATGGTTATTAGAGCTATGTGTAAATATGGTAATCAGTTTATGCTGCTTGATATTGACAATAAGCTTGGTGTTAAGGGTTGGAAACAATTGCCAGTGTTTAACGTTGAACGTATTGAAAATGGCGTTATGAATCCTTATGGAACAGGCGTATCTATGGCTGTATCTACACAATCAGATTCAAGCAAGATTGACACTTCCACAAAATTCGTTTGGCTTGACGAAAGTAATTCACAAGTACCATTTAGAAATTGGCAAATAGCACATTTTAGATTGATGACAAATTCAATCTATTTGCCCTATGGAGCCAGTTTTCTTAATTCTGCTAGAAGACACTGGAGGATGCTCTCCTTAATGGAAGATATGATGCTTATATATCGTTTGGAACGTTCTATTGAAAGGCGTGTGTATAAGATTTATGTAGGTGCTATTGATGATGCTGACGTACAGGCATATGTTGAAAATATTGCTAATAATTTCAAACGTGCACCTATTATTGACCCAATGACAGGACAAATAGATTTAAGAAAAAATATATTATCGGTAGACCAAGATATCTTCATCCCTGTACGTGACCAAAATGCACCAACACCTATTGATACGTTGTCTGCTGCGCAAAACTTGACTGCAATGGATGACATCAAGTTTGTACAGAATAAGGTTTGCACTGCGTTAAGAATTCCTAAGGCATTTTTGAACTTTGAAGAAGCGCAAGGTGATGGCAAGAACTTGGCTCTTGAAGATATTAGATTCACAAGAACTGTTAATAAAATTCAACAAGCATTCTTGATGGAGCTAACTAAAGTTGCTTCGATTCATTTGTATTTGTTAGGGTTTACTGATGACTTAACAAACTTTAGCTTGTCGATGACAAATCCATCCACACAAGCAGAACAACTTGAAATTGATAATATTCAGAAAAAAATTAGTGCTGCGAGAGACGCTATATCTGACCCAGGTAATGGTATACCTATAATGTCACAAACAAGGGCGTTGAAAGAAATCATGAAATGGTCTGACAAAGATATTAAAGACAACCTTGAAGAAATTCGTCTTGAAAAGGCAATTGCTGCTGAACTTGAAAAAACATCTCAAATCATTAAACGTACAGGTGTATTTGATACAGTTGACAGAATGTATGGTGAGCCAGGTGCTGAATATCAAGATGATGTACAGCAACAAGGTGACGATGGCATGGGTGGCGGCCTTGGAGGAGGTGGCGGTATGCCAGCTGGAGGTGGTGACTTCGGTTCTGAATTAGATTCACTTGGTGCTCCTGGTGCTGAAGATGAAGGTGAAATTGCAGGTAATGAAGGTTCTGAACCAACTATGGATATGGGTGGTGGAACTGATGATATGGGCGCTGCACCTCCTATGGAAGGCGTTAATAAATATAAACCACTTATTAATGAAGTTAAAAAAGTGAAATATCGTACCCCTGTAAAACATAATGAAGCAAAGGTTGATTTATTGTTTGCACAATATTTTAAGCACCTTAATGAAGATGAAAAAAAGAGGAAAGATGAAGCAAGAATAGAAAGAACTGCTATCTATGATAAATCACTTATGATTAATGAAGAATTTAATAGGATGATATCAAATCTTGATAATAAATTAAATAATAAAAAAGAAGGGGATTAATTAATCCTCTTCTTTTTTTATTTTTTTTAAAAGTATGCCCAAATTTTCTCGTAGTATAAAATTATTATCATATATCCCACAGCATAAGTCACTTAACGCTATTTTCAAATCATTCATATTTATGACATAAAGTACTTTTATGCTATTTTTAATGCATTGCTTATTTTTATTAACATCAAGTTTTATTCTATCATTAAGTGTAATTTTTTTTTCAAATATTTCTATGCTGTTAAAATGTTGAGCACCTTGGCATTCAATTGCTATGTTATATTCTGGTAAGAAGAAATCCAAAGATTGGAAACCTAACCATTTAAAACGTTTTTGTTCTATGAAATTAAAGTTATTTTCAGTTAAAAATTCTCTAACTTCAGATTCCATCTTGCTACTGTTACATACAGGGCAACCCTTTCCCCTATAATGGTTATCTGGCGTTTGCAAAAAAATACCATGTTGTGGGCATATTATTTCTATTTTTTCTTTATACCCTTTATATTTCATTAAAGAATAATCATACTTACCTTTATGGATTTTATTAAATCTTTCTATCCATTCTTTTTCAGTAATCATTTCTTCTTTGTTGCTTTTTAACCTTCCACATATAGGGCATCCCTTACCTTGGTATAATGAACGTGGGCTTGCTAAAAACTCCCCATGTTCAGGACAAATAACTATGCTTTTAGATTTATTATTGGTGTATACAAATTTACTTAAATCGTATTTGCTATTGAATGTGTTGTTAACACGTTTGATAAATGCATCTTTACTGTTTCTAAATTTATCATTTCTGCATTTAGGGCATCCTGTATGTTCTAAAACTAAATGTTTAGGACGTGCATAAAAAGAACCATGTATTGGACATATAACTTCAACTTTTTCATTTGCATTAACATAGTTAACTTTGCTGAAATCATAATCATATGGGTATGCTTTCATTTTATCCCAAAATATCTTTTCGTTACGCTGTCTAATTTCTTCTTTATTCATGTATCAAATATATCAATATTTTTTTTAATAGCCAAATATTTATTATATAATAAAACGTTTTATAATGAAAAATGACAATAAAAATAAATTGCTTGGAAAATGGGAAAAAGCCATGAAGGCATGGGCATCAGCTATGAAAAAAGGTGATACAGAAGTAGCTGATATTATGCAACAAAGGGCTAATGAAGCATACAAGCAATATAAAGATGAAGCAGATTATGAAACATCTATAACTAATTCTACTGCTGCTGAATTGGGGTCAATGTTTGAATCAGTTTTGCCAACGTTATTTGTCAAGAATAAAAAGGCTGTTGGTGATATTTTAAAACTTATTAAAGAAGATTCGAATATTAAAGCGCAATTGCAGTTTTTTGAAGCAATGAAAAATTATGATGGTAGTATAGATGCTAAAGAATATATTAATGAATCGCTTAATTTAGCTTCAAAAAACATTAATCCTAAAACATTGAAAGAATCTAATAAAAAATTAGGTAAACTTATGCTATCACATAATGTTAGACCTGATGAGTTAATATCAGAAAATAAAGAAAATTTTTTCAATGCAGGTACTTATTTGCTCACACATAAGAAGAATTTAAATAATCTTTCTGAATTAGCAAAACAAAGGACAATTGTTGAAAACTACATTGTTGCAAATAAAAAGGAAATTGATGAAAATAAAGTAAGTATTAAAAAAATCACCGAAGATTTTGATAAGAAAATGGCAATGTTATCTGAAGAAGAAAAATCTTTAGTACAGGATATTATTAATTCCAATTCATCAATTGCAGAAAAAAGACAAATGAAATTTTTCAATGATTTGAAAGAAAAATGCCTTGGCATAATTAATAAGATGATTAATGAATCATCTGAAGAAGAAAAACATGACTTGCAGTCCATTAAAGAAGAAATTTCTTCCATGGCGTATTGCAAAGAATCAATAATTAAAGACACAGCAAAATTGCTTGAAGTAGGCGCTGTATTGAGTGATAATGATAATAAAAAATATATGTGATTATGAAGAAATTAATTAGGTTAACTGAAGGTGATTTACATAGAATCATAGAAAGGTCAGTAAAAAGAGTCTTGAAAGAAGGAAAATATCCTAACCCTATGGGTAGACCAGAAGATAGAATTAATGCATACCCAGAATACGCTTCAAATTTTGACGGCGATAGATATGGAATTTTTGACCCGATTCCAAACAAAGAAAGGCTGCACACACTCGATAGGACAACTGATGCATTCTCTGACTGGGAAAAAGGGGACCATGCTTACTACCAAGATGGTGAGCTTTATCCTTCAGCTGAATGGACTAACAGCGATGGTTTTGGAAACCCTGCGCATAACCAAGATTGGTCATTAGATGCTGATGAAGAATTGCAAAAAATGCAAATGCAGCGTTTTAAAAATAAATTAGATAAGCAGTGGCAGAACACCAAAGATATGGAAAAATACTCTAAAATGGCAGATTCGAGACCACTTCATCGAAAAGGTAGCCTTAATAGGGCAATGGATAAATAAAATATATAAGCACTAACCAGTAATGGTTAGTGCTTTTTTATTTGACACTTTCAAAAAGAACATTATATTTTATATATAATATAAAATATAATGGAACGATTGAGTAAAGAATTTAAATTGAATATTTCAAACAAAATATCAGTAAAATATGGTTCAGCGGACAAAAATAACCCTAAAGTAATTTATATTGAAGGCAAGTGTTGGATTTCCCCTTTATTTGAAGGTGATTATACAGCACACATTGATAATATAAAAGCGCAATTTAGGAAAGGTGTTAGTAAATTACTCATTTCAAATGAAGTATACTCTTCAAAATTTATTTTAGATTTTGATGTTAACACTGAAAATATGAAAATTGATGAAAAAAAATTTTTATCATTTAATATTTTTTTAAGACAAAAATCTAATTCATTATACACATTAAAAGACGCAAAATTATACGAACGTTTCCCAACAATGGTTAATATGCTATACAATTTATTAAATGAAAATGAATTTAGGGTTACAAAACGTAAATAATAGATATTTATTACTAAAAATAAATTGTCATGAAGAAATTAATTAGGTTAGCTGAAGGTGATTTACATAGAATTATAGAAAATAGTGTTAGACGCATTGTCAACGAAATTGGTAGTAAAGGAAATAAAAGGATAAACGAAGCTGGTAATGATGATATTGAAAACGGCATTCGTGGCTATGAAGAATATAATGGTATGACTGATGATGATTATGATGACTATACAAATTTTATAGGAAATCAGTATGATAACGATGATATGCAGGATTATTTAAGTGATTTAGAAGCAGACCAATATATTGACGATGATGACCATATGCTTACTGACAATGAATTATATAATAATTTCTAAAACAATTAAATTTACTATGAAAGAAAATAAAAAAAGATTACATTCACTAATCAGTGAGTCGATTAGAAAAAGTTTAAATGAACTTTCTTTAGATACTATTAAGTCAGCATC